CCGATGCTGGCCGCCGCCCGCGCGAATGACTTGATCGTCGCCGTGTCCGCCTCCGGGGCCGGGGCCGCACCGAGGACGGTGGTGATCTGGGTGATGCCTCCGAGCACTACGCTGCCGCCTTCCCGAGATTGTGGATCTTGATGAACCGATTGACCGCCTGCCGGGAAACCCCCAGTTCCTCGGCGAGCACCGCCTGCGACCGGCACCCCTGGTCCCAGCGGGCCTGGATGTACGCCTTGCGGAACGCCACCATCGCGTCATAGCGCGAGATGTTCCGGCCGCCGGTGACCTCCGCCCATATCTGCCCCCGGATGATCCGGGTGATCGTCGCCAGCGAGGTACCGAAGTCCTCGGCGAGTTCCTTGGCTCCGGCACCGCCCTCGTACAGCTGGTAGATGCGCAACGCGGACCCGCTGGTCAGCGTCATCTTCGTCTTTCCCCTCATGACCTTCCCTCTCTCTCTCAGCTGGCCTTGGCCTGCCGGTATTGCTTCTTGCGTGCCTGATGGCACTTCCGACAGGCGCGAACCTGTGGCTTGCCGGGCGGGGTGTAGACGTTCTCCGGCGTCAGCTCGTGCTGACGCTTGCAGTGAGTGCGCGCCTTCCTCTCGCCCTGCCGGAACATGTCGAGCACGTTGTCGCTGTGTGTGCCCCACCGGAGGTTGGAGACCCGGTTGTCGGCCGGTCCGCCGGGACCGTGCAGTGCGTAGGGATGACCCTCCGGGTTCGGTATGAACGCCTTCGCGACCGCGCGGTGGACCCACATCGGAATGGTCCGGCCATCCTTCCGCAGGCCCACCCGCAGGTGGCCGTTCTTGTTTGCCACGTTCGCGACCAAGATCCTTTCGCCGACCGTGCGGAAGCCGCCGCGCTGGCCGGACCGCACCCGCCGTTCCAGAGACCTGATCTGCCCCTCATCACTCACTTCGTACAGGCCCTCGAATCCCTCGATGGGCCGCCACAGGGTATGTTTCATGAGGGACATATTAGCACTTGACCCAATGAGGGAACGGCCCCTGGGCATCGGTCCGGATCACCGGCACCCGGCCGTCCGTCCACCGCATCAGGTACTCCGGCGGCGTGGACATCAGCCGCTGGATATCGTCGGCGGCTTCGCTGTCGCACACGATCTCGTCGTGCATGGGCAGCATGATCGCGTCGCCCAGGCCCTCCTTCTCCGCGTTCACGATCGTGTCGTAGATCAGGTCCGCGCAGGACCCCTGGAAGCAGTTGTGGCTGAGGTAGCCGTTCGCCACCAGCGTGCGGGTGCTGGTCTGGATGGCGGTCAGTTCCCGATCCCCGATGTGCGCTACCCGGAGCACCTGCGGGCAGGACTCCATCTGCCGCACGGTGTGCAGCTCCGCGCCGTCGAAGATCTCCGACGCCCTGGCGATGAACCGCTCCGGCCGGAGCGTGCCGACCGTCCGCATGATCTTCGCCAGCCCATGCACCCGGACGTTGTCGCACGGAGAGGTGCTGGCAGGAGCACACGGGCTGTAGCTGCACTCCAGCCCTACCTGCTCCATGCCCTTGCGAAAGGCGTCCATCGTGATGCCGGGCTTCTGAGAGAAGTTCAAAATGGTGACCTTCTGCCCGGCTGCCCGATTGCTCATCGAACCTTCGCCGTCGTACAGCCCGGCGAGATACCCGGCCGTGCGCGAATCATCGGCGTCCCACACTCCCAGTGACATCAGCTGATGCTCGGGAGTCAGCGCCTCGGCACGGACCCACCGAAGCCGGTTATGCGAAGCGGTAGGCACCCGTACCAGCCAGAGATGATCGGCACTGCACGCGGTCCGCCGCCCATCGGCGGAGTGAACCACCACGGACGGCTTGATCACGGTGCTCACCGCCTCCACCACCGCCGTACGGAAGAACCGCTTGCCGCTGCCTCGGCCGCGCGAATCCTTCGAGAACTCATCGAAGCCCACCAGTCGCTGCCCAACCTCTATCGCGTGCGCGGGAACGTGGCGCAAGTCAGCGGTCAGGATCGGCGTTCCCGGAGTCACGCAGTAGTTGATGGCCTTGTATCCGGCCGGAACTCCATTGAAGCGCGGGATGGTGAGGACACGCCCGGCGGCGGTGATGGTGAGTCCGTAGTCGTCGCCGACCTGCTTGACCTGACCCATGAACCGGCTGGCCTTGGGCATCGCCGCGCGCATCTGGCGCTGGAGCTGAGTCGCCTCCTCCATCGAGATCCCGAGGCCGCGTGCCAGTTTGCCCCGGCCCTGGCCGTACATCCCGGCGAGCACCACGACCTTATTCGTCTTGCGCGGCTTGCCCGTGGTCCGGCCGACCGGCTCGTAGATGTCGGCTCCGGCCTCGAAGGGGTCGATGAACTCCCAATCCTGGGACATCCAGCCCAGCAGCGCAGGCTCGATCGAGGACCAGTCCACCGAGTGCATCCCCTGGGAGCGGGGCAGGATGATCGGCCGGGCCTCCTCGGAGAACTGCTGGAGTTCGGGCTCGGCGACCGACATGCGCCCGGTCGCCGACGCGCCGAGGATCTGGAACTGCGGGTGAAGCCGTCCCGTGATCCTGGAACGGGCGGCTGCCTTCTCCATGTAGCCGAGGATGCGCTTGGTCTCGGTGATGAGGCGGTGCGCGTCCGCCAGCGGGTGTTCGGGCAGGTATTCCTCCATCGTGTCCTTGTCGGTCTTGAAGTTGCCCTTGTCGGTCTTGGGCCAGCCCGGGGGCAGGTGCCCGGAGGCGTCGAGGTACTTGACGATGTCCATGCCCACGCCCGGCCGCAGCCCCGCATCGGTCAGGGTGATCCGGGCCTGCTCGCGCTGCGCCTCCACCTTGTCCACGTAGGCGTCGAGGTAGTCCAGGTCCACGTCGTAGCCGCGCGCCGCCTGCCGGAGCATCACCCGGTTTGCCTCCTGCGCCCGCAGGACGAGCGCCGCAGCGTCGGACCTGCTGGTGCAGCCGTACTTGCTGAACGGGTGATCCAGCTGGCGGGAAGTGGCGGCCTCGAACAGCGGGTGGGCCAGCCGCAGCGTGACCACGGTGTCGGCGATGGCTCCGGCCCGGTAGATGGGCATGTGGATGTCGCCGTCGCGGAACCACTTCTCGTTGCTGGTCAGACCCGAGGCTTTCTGCGCCAGCTTGAGCGTTTCTCCCAGGTCCTTGATGCCGAGCAGCCGGTCGGCCAGCGCCTCCAGGTTCTTGCGCGCCAGGGTGTCCGGCCACGCCGAACGGGCCAGCACCAGCGTGTCCATGATCTTGGCGATATCGCGCAGCTCCAGCAGCCCGGCCGCGACGAGACCGGGCGTGTCGAACGGGGAGTTGTGCAGGATCAGCCAGCCCGCGCGGGCGGTGATCGTGCGGACGGCCTCGGCGTCGCCGGGCACCCGGAGCGGGTCCAGCAGCACGGCCTGCGTGGTGCCGGATTCCTCCCAGGCGGCGGTGACGCACTTGATCGAGAAGGAATCGGTCACCGAAGGAGTCTCGATGTCGATCGCCACGTCCAGTCCCGCCGGGATGCGCCGGGCGCGCTCCCGGGCGTTCTCGCCGGTGTGGAACCACGCCCCGAAGGACGTTTGCCAGACAGAATCGTCCGGCACCGCCCGGGGCGGCAGCGTGATGGCCCCGGTCATGACCGGCCCTGCTTGCCGCCGACGAACGCGCCGGTGCCGGTACGCGCCAGGCACGCCGGGCACATGTCTCCGGACTTCGGGGCAATGAACCAGCCCCGGTCGGCGAACAGGGTGAGCGGCGGCTCGCGGTCGAACGCCTCGCTGGTCGTCGGGCAGCCGTTCACGTCGCAGAGCATCACCCACCGGCGGTCGGTCTCGCTGATCCACGCCCTCACAGCTGCGCCGCCTCGATCAGGTCGTCAATCTCTCCGCCGACCGTCTGCCACTCTTCGAAGATGATGTTGCCGAGGACACGGGCAACGGCGTCGGTGTCGATCTTGGGGGCGAGGTGCCGCCAGTACAGAACCTCCAGCGCTGGGCGCAGGCCCGGCAGAGCGACAGCCTGATTCGCCTCCCATGCCCACCCCCAGTACACCCGGGCCTTCTCCAGATCCTGGAGCGGGTTGCCCTTGGACTCGTGCCGGGCGAGGTACTTGAAGGCGTTGCCCGCGCAGAACGGCATGAGCCGGGTGAACTCGATGATCTCTACCCCGAACCTCTCCGCGCTGTAGTGCGGCGGATGCAGCACCATGGGGTCTTCGCTCGTCGTCATGCGTAGGTCTCCTGCCTCAGTACGCGCTGGATGGTGGTTTGCGAGACGCCGAACTCTGCGGCCAGAGTCCGAGTGGCTTCCCCGACCCGGCGGCGGATTTCGTCCGCCTGGGCCTGGGTCAGCTTCGAGGACCAGCGGGCCGCACCGGTCGGCTCGGTGCCGTGCGCCTTCTTGTCCGCGATGTTCTGGGCCTGAGTGCCGAGCCGCAGCTCGCTCAGGCGGTTGTCCCCGGAGCCGCCGGGGCCGTGCCGGACCGTCAGGCCCTCCGGGATGGGGCCGTTGAAGGTCTCCCACACCATGCGGTGAACGTAGTGCAGGCGTACGACATCTCCGGGGCGGCTGATCTGGACCGTGAGGTAGCCGGACTTGATCCGCACCGGCTTGCGCAGGCGGTGGTTGTCGGCGCGCCGGACACGGCCCTGATCGCTCACCTCGTAGCGCGTGTCCTGGGGGAACGGCTTCCACATCTCAGTCATATTTCAAGTATACTTGAAACGGGTACCGGGTCACAGGTCCTCCAGGGTGATTCCCCAGTCGCCGGGCGCGATGACGAATTCGGTCATCTCACCGCCGGTATCGGAGTAGATGTCGCTGACGTTGATCACGGTCTCGGCGGAGTTGTGGCTGATCTGCCGCAGCTCCCCGAACGCCACGACGTGGACGTTGCCGGAGCCGATCTGGTAGCGGAACTGGATCACGTCGCCGATGTGCGCGCCGCTCAATTCCTGAGCGCGAAGGGTGTGGTTCTCGGTCCACCCGGCGTCGATGCTCTGCATCACTGCCCACCTCCGAGGTGATCGGTCTCCGGCTCGGCGGTCCGGTTGGGCTCGATGATCGAGGTGGCCCCGGAGCGGTCGGTCACCGCCAGGTACCCCATCTCGGCCAGCAGCGCGCGGATGCTGCCGCTGGCGCGCATTCCGGCGACCTCGCTCCAGGAGGAGATCGAGACCGATTCGCCGCTCAGGAGTCCACGGCGCAGCCGTCCCGGGAACGCCAGCACCTCGCTGCCGTTGTTGGACAGGACGACGTGGGTCACCCGGAGCGTGACCTCACGGTCCAGGTCGGTGTCGTAGGAATCGGTCTCGAAGGGCGGATCGAGGCGGTACGCCTTGCGCGTCACGCCCGCCCTCTGGGGCGTGGCGATTTCGGTCGCGATGTTCACGGCCATCTCCTTGTCTCGGTGGTGGGTCCAGCTTAGCCCGTGTTCCGTGTTTTGTCTACCTTCTTGCGTCCGCGCAGCTCGGACTGGACAGGCACGGTATCCGTGGGTTATAGTAGGGGTGCCTTCTCCAACTTGGTGGTACTTGGTGGTGACGAGGCGAGACCGAAGACCCCCTGTGCGGCGAGACCCGGCAGGGGGTTTCTTCGTGTCTGACATATGCACGTATTGCTATGTATCTACGTGCAACGTTTTTGCAGCCTCCGTAGACAAAGTTTGGTTGTCTGGGGTAGGCTCCCCTTCGGTCCGCCTGCCGGTGGGGGAGCCGGTGTCTTTGACGAAGGTCTTCGGGACAAAGGGAGTCTCTGACACGCGCGTGCGCGCGGGCGTGCGCGAGAGACCGCACCGGCCACCCTGGGAGCATCGGCCCCGGGTAGGTAGCCCCCTTACGGGGGGCCTCCTACCGGCTGCACCGGGAGGATCGCCACCGCGAGCACAGTCGGTAGACGGCCGGTGGAGGGGTGGAATATGGTTCTCCTCGTCAGTCACCAACCGCACCGAGGAGAAACCCTCATGACGGGTATTCCGAGCACGCTGCTCGCGCAAGCCCAGGATCTGGCTCGCAAGATCGCCGTAGTCGATGGCGGAGCCGCACACGTCAAGGAAGCGCTGGACGCGCTGCACGACGAGCTGAAGGCTCGGAGCGAGGTCCCGGAGATCACCACGGTCTGGAGCGGCCGGAATCGCATCCAGTTCAAGAGCAAGATCATCACCGTGCCGTCGCGCACCGGGTACACCGCTCGCCCCACCGAGGTGAGGCAGCGCTTCCCGCTCGCTTACCAGGCTGCGGTCAAGGTGAGCGCGCCCAAGTACCCCTATCAGGTCCGCCTGGAGAAGTCCGGTCGCGGCAAGTCCGCCGAGTGGCAGGCCGTGCGAGCGGAGGGAGCGGCGCAGGCCGCTGGCGTGCTGACGGCTCGGTTCGGCGGGCTGGATTGGAACATCGGGACCAAGATGGCCGTGCTCAAGCAGCTCCGGCTCGACGTGAGGCAGCGGGAGCTGCGCATGGAGACCATCCGGCAGGAATTCGCGACGTTCGTGCGGGAGAACGGATTGCCGCTGACTGTGCCGATGCTGGGTGACGGCCGCGTCCGGCTCCAGGCGAACAGTCCGACCGAGACGCTGGACCTGGACGTGCTGCGCGGCTACCCGGAGGCGGCGGAGCTGATCCGGGCCTACGAGATCAAGGGCTACAGCTTCGTGGACTTCCGCGAGATCAAGGTGGACCCGGAGGACGAGGAACTTTGACGGCTCGGGGCATGAGAAAGCCCCGGTCGCCAAGGAGGAGATGTCAGTCACCCGCCCAGACCGGGGCTTCGCCCCAGTCTAGGCGCTCTATCGAGAGGACACAACCATGACCAACCCGTTCGCGCTCGGCGCACCGCAGATCGAGATTCCGCAGGGTGAATGTGAGGGCTGCGGGGAATTCAGTGGGTTGTTCGAGGAGTGGGGGATCACTCGCTGCTCCAGTTGCCACGCTCACGGGCAGCGGACGAACGAGGTCACCTACACGACCGGAAACGCCGTGGGGGAGTACTACCCGCCGGATATCTGGGCACAGGTCCAGAACGGCGCATTGATCGACTGATCGACCGAATCGCACCCCGGGCCGAGAAGGGCATCCGGCCCGGGGTGTGCCATGCCAAGGAGGAGATATGGCACGGAAAACGACGCAGTACGTCATCGAGGTGAGCTTCGATGACGAGCAGATCACCGAGCTGGAGGCCGACATCACCTTCCGCGAGCGGCTGCGGGACGCGCTCAACGGGATGTTCGCG